GCAAACCTGCCGGCCCGAGAACGCGCAGAGCTTCGCCGGGCAGCACGCGAAAACCTCGACGTCGTGGTACCTGTTCGACGAGGCGAGCGAAGTGGACGACCGCATCTGGACGACGGCGGACCCCGGCGGCTTGACCGATGGCGAGCCGATGTTTTTCGCGTGGGGGCAGCTCGTCCGCAACACGGGGTACTTCTACCGCGTGTGCCAGGGCGACGTCGCCGGGCGCTGGAACCATCGGCGCGTCGATGCCCGGCTGTCGCGGTTCACCAACAAGGCGCTGCTTGACCAGATTCTGCAGGATTACGGCGAGGACAGCGATACGTGGCGCGTGCGTGTGCTCGGGCTGCCGCCGCGCGCGTCGGAGCTCCAGTACATCGATACGCTGCGGGTGCAGGCGGCGCGCAAGCGGTCGTTCAAGGCGGCGGACGATGAGCCGCTCGTGGCCGGGTTCGACGTCTCCGGCGGCGGCAAGGCGTGGAACGTGATCCGGTTTCGGCGCGGGCTGGACGGCAACCCGCGGGCCCCGATTCGGATTCCCGGCGAGGCGGACCCGGATCGGTCGCAGCGGATCGGGATTTGCGCGGAGCTCCTGAGCGACCGGCGGCCGGGGCACCAGCTCGCGGCGCTGTTCGTCGATAGCGCGTTCGGGTCGCCGATTGTCGTGCGGCTCCAGGCGCTCGGCTACGACAACGTCTATGAGGTGAACTTCGGTGGCGCGTCGCCGGACAGTCACTTCGAGAACATGCGCGCTTATATGTACGGACGTGCGAAAGAGTGGTTGTTACTCGGCACGTTGCCGGACGAGGACACGCTCTGTGATCAGCTCTGCGTGCCGGGGTTCCACATCAACCGCCGCGGGCGCGTGGTCATCGAGAGCAAGGAGTCGTTACAGAAGCGCGGCGAGGCGTCGCCGGACGACGCGGACGGGTTTGTGTTGACGTGGGCGCAGGCGGTCGCGCCGCCGCGGCCGACGGTCGAGGTCCGGCGGCAGGCGCGGCCGGTGAGCAGCACGTGGGGGTGAGCGGTGGCACAGTTTATTCGCCAAATCATGCCGACAAGTGCGCCGATGGTTGACGTATTCGCGACGCGCGAGGAGTCTACGCCGGGCTATTACTGTGAACGGATTGCAGCGCTGGCACTTGTGGATTTTTGGAATAACGAGGTCGGCGAGGATGAGGAAGACGATCAAGATGAAAAGCGTCCGCCGCACGGGGTCAATCCCTCACGGTGGGTCGAGCCGGTGCGATGCGTTGACCAAGAGATCTTCACAACCGACCGCCCCGACACGGAGCTCTGGTTGGGCATCTATTTCGAGGACCAATTGCGCGAGCCGGACACTCAACACAAGCTGGTCGAGTTGGCGAAATATGCGCGGGAGCGGCGAAATCGCAACCTGAATGACACGGGCGATCGAGCAGACGTCGAGAGCACCGATGGCGCGACGGCGGGTGATCGGTAGTGACGGCCTTAACAGGAAGGACAGGAGGACACCGATGATTCCCTCACTGCGGCTCGTCTGTCTGGTCTTCGGCTTCGTGTGCTTCGTGCTGAGCGCGCTCGGCGTGCCGAATCCGCCGCGGGTCAACCTGCAAAGCGCGGGGCTGGCGTTCTGGATCGCGACGCTGTTCCTCGTGTGACGTGGCCGCGGCTTAGCGCAGCCGTAGGAGGGTCGGCCGGAGCCGCTGCTCGCTCCGCATGACGTGGAGGATGATGACCCGCTGTTTCTGTTCCACTCGATAGAAGACTCGGCAGGGCGGCTCGACGATCTGCCGATACCGGCCGCCGGGGAGCTCCGGCGGCACGGACCCACTGCGGGGGAAGCGGGCCAACTGCCGCATGTGCGCGAGGACGCGCTGCACGAGAGCGGCGGCCGCGTCGGGATTGTCGAGCGCGAGGTAGTCGGCGATGGCGGTGAGGTCGGCCTCCGCCGGCTCCGTCCAGACTACTTCCGCCAACGAGCCAGCCGCTTCTGCATCCGTCGTTCCACGGCCGCGTGGGAGAGGATCCGTCCTTCGGCCAGGGCCCGCTCCCCGCGGGCGATGCCTTCCAGGATCGCCATCCGCCGCTGGAGCGTCTCGTAGCTCTCGACGTCCACCAGATACGCGCTCGGCAGGCCGTGGTGGGTGATCAGCACGGGCTCGCGATCGGCGGCGAGTTGGTCGAGGACTTCGGTGGCGCGGCGTTTCAGGGTGGTGACAAGTTCAGTCCGCATGTGATACTAGAGTAGCACATGAGTGAACAATCATGGGACGAAGACGAGAAGAAGTGGCGCTTCTTTCCGCCCGTCGATTTGCCCGTCGATCAACCGGGCCTGACCTGGGATGCGTTGCGCCCGCTCTGCCTCGTGGAGCCCGCGATGCGACATGCCGAGGTGTTGGTCGATCGGGGCGAGCTGACGCGCGAGCAGGCGTTAATCGCGGTGGTCTATGCGCTCTACAACCAGAAGGCGCAGTTGTTCGCCGCGCTTGTGGAACAGAAGGCGACCGAGGTTTCTGATTTCATTCTGCTCGACGGCAAGCGGTACGATCGCCGCCAGCCAGAGACACCGTGGACGCGGCCGAATCCCGACGAGGGTTCATGATGCCCCCGCGCTACGTCATCTGGTCGATTGAACATCAGGCGTGGTGGAAGGCGAGCCGTCACGGCTACGCGCCGACCCTCGCCGAGGCGGGCCGGTTCACGGCGGAGGTGGCCGCGACGATCGTCGCGAACGCCAACCGCGTCAAGACCGAAGAATTCATGATTCCCGTCGAGGCGTTCGAGTTGGGGCCGTTTGCGATGCCGAATCCCCGACAGCCGCTCGAATAATGGCGACGTTCCCCACCTACTTCTCGGTTATGGCCGATATCGCTCGTGGCATGAGTGAAGCCGACGCGATTGCGAAGGCGGCGCGGCAACTGGCGGATGCGATCGATGAAGAGGCGGCGCGGGAGCTGCTGCCCGAACTCTTCGGTCTCTCCGATGAGCAGGCCCGGTGCGGCGCGCGGACGCCGGTTGTGGCGGGGGGACCGGAGGCGCGGTGTAGCTTGGCAGCCGGGCATGCGGGGCCGCATCAGGTCGCCGCTCCCGAATAAGGGTTGCGGTCTAACTATGAGGATCCGTCTCGGCGCGAAGACCCTGACGCTCACGCGTCCGTGGAGATGCTCAGCCGGATTCGAGCGCGGCCCGTTTGGATGCTGGAGCTACACGACGAGCCGGTTTACCCTCGCGTGGCAGTTGAGCCGATGGCTCTAACGCCTCCCGCCCGAATAATGGTTGCGCCCGCCGCAGGCGGTCTTTCAGACTGGCCCGACCGATGGGCCTGCACGCTGGCGCTTCCCTCGATGCCGACACCTACCTGATTTCCACGCGGCAGCGCGTCGTGTGGACGCTCGCCGAACGCAAACACCTCGACCGCTGCGCGAAGGACTTCAACGTCCACGGCGACCGGCTGATGCTCAAGTGCGGGCAGCTGACGTGCCCCGATCCGATCATTCACCTGGCGGCCAAGTTCGATGAGCCGGGCGGCGCGGTGCTGCGCTGCGGCTGCACGGATCGCGTCTTTAGCCAGACGGTGTAGCCATGCCCCGAATCATGATCCCGCCCCGTCGTGTCGTGCCGGTCGCGGTGCGCGCGCCGATCCCGGTGGGGCCGGTCAGCCGCCCCGCGGCGCCGCTGCCGCCCGTGGCCGTGGTGCGCGGGCCGTCGGTCGGCGAGGCGCTCGCGCGCGTCGCGCCGCCTGTCGCGCCGCGTGCGGTGGTCGTGGTCCCCCGCGTGCCACGGATGCGCCGCTGATGGGCGTTTCGGAGTCCGCGGTCCCGCTGGACGAGCAGGTCGCCACGCTCCGTGACGAATGTGCGAAGGAGTGGGCACGCCTCGATACCCGCCTGCGGATCACTGAAGGCGGCGGCAACATCAACGACGCGCACGTCAAAGAGGTCTACCGGGACTTCGTGGCGCACCGCGACATGTCCCTCTGGCGGCGCCTGCGCTGGCTAGTCTGGGGATCCCGCTGATGCCCGACGCCCTCGTCCAAGAACTGCTCGAGCGCAAAGCCTACTCGGAGGCGAACTGGCAGGAGATCCGCGACCAGGCCGAGAAAGACATGCGCTTTGTCGGCGGCGACCCGTGGGACGACGACGACCGCAAGCTCCGCAAGAACCGCCCGACGATTGCGCCCGAGGAAATGGGCCAGTACTTCAACCACGTGATCAACGCGCTGCGCGCGAACCCCCGCGGGATGAAGTTCGCGCCCGTCGGCAACGGGGCGAATGACGACGGGGCGCGCTGGTATCAGGACAAGGCCCGCGAGGTTGAATACCGCAGCCACGCCGAAGTGGCCTACCTGACCGCGGCCGAAAACGCCATCCAGCGCAGCTACGGTTACTGCCGGGTGACCACGAAGTACTCGTCGCCGCGGTCGCCGAATCAGGAAATCTGGATCGAGGCGATCCCCGACCCCGACAAGGTGCTGCTCGACTTCGATGCCAAAGAGCCGGACGCGAGCGACATGCAGTACGCGTTCGTCTTCGAGTGGGGCTCGCGCACCGAACAGGCGAAGAAGCGCGACGTCCTGCTGCCGAAGAAAACGAAAACGCACGCGGCCTCGAGCAGCGAAGATCTGGAGTGGACCGGCGCGGCCGGGGGCAAGCCGACGGGCTGGATTGCGGGTGACCAGGAGCTGCTCGCCGAGTACTGGGCGCTGACGACGAAGCCGCGGCCCCTATTGCTGATTGCGCCGCCGCCGCCCGTCGGGCCGCCGGCGCTGCGGGGGTTCCCGCCGATCACCGGGCCGGCCGCGGGACCGTCTCCGCCGCCGGGACTGCCCGGCTTGCCGCCCGGGATGGCGCCGCCCCCGGGGATGCCGCCCGGCGTGCCGATGATGCGCGGCGGCTTGCCGCAGGGTCTGCCGCCGATGGGAGTCGGGATGCCGCCGGGTCTGCCGCCGCAGGGGCCACCACCGCCGCAAGGGCCACCGCCGCCACGACCACAGGCCGTGTTTGAGGACGAGTTCGAGGCGGTCTGGCGCCCGAAAGGCTGGACCGTCGTCCGCGAACTGCGGACGGTCGATGACCCGACCGTTCGGCTGTACCTCACCGACGGCCTCGACATCCTGCACGAGCAAGACTGGCCGGGGAAGTACATCCCGATCGTCTCCTGCTACGGCAAGGTGCTGTACGTGCCCGAGGGGGGCCAGGTCAAACGCAAGATCTTGTCGATGACCCGCTTCGGCCGCGACCCGTGGAAAGCCTACTGCTACTGCTGTTCACAGGAGCTCGAAGTGCTCTCGATGGTGCCGAAGAGTCCGATCATGGCGGTCGAAGGGCAGCTCGGGCGCCACCAACAGGAGTGGGAAGACTCGACGCATACGCCGAAGTCGGTCCTGTTCTACCTGATGCGCACGCCCGCGAGCGGCGAGGCGCCGCTGCCCCCACCGCAACGGCTCGACTACCTCCAGGGCGAATATCTGCAAGGGCTCCAGGCCGTGAAGGAAGGCTATCGCCGCGCGATTCAAGCGGCGATGGGCAGCAACTTCCTGCCGACGCAGGCGCAGCGGATCAACGATAAAAGCGGCGCGGCCCTGAAGAGCATCGACAGTGCCGCGGCGGCCGGGACGTATCACTTCGTCCACAGCTACGAGTCGATGATTCGCCGCGTCGGGATCATCTTTGAAGACCTCGCCGCGGAGATTTACGACTACACGGGCGAGACGGGCACGATGGGCGCGGCCGGCGAAGCCGTCACCACGCGGATCAACGACCCGAGCGACCCCGACAGCGTCAGCACGCAGGGCGACTACCTCGTGACCGTCTCGAGCGCGCCGTCGAGCGACAGTGAGCGCGACGCCGCGGAAGACTTCACCGAGACGCTGGTGCAGAACCTCGGGATGGTGGCGCAGTTGGCCGGGCCGAAAGTGGCGAGTGCGGTCTTTGCCCGGGCGATCCGCATGCGCAACCTCGGGCCGATGGGCGATGCGATTGCGGACCTCATCGAGCCGCCCGAGTTCAAGAGCGCGACGGGCGAACCGGTCTCGCCCGAGGTCGCGTCGCTCCAGGCGCAGGTGCAGCAGCTCACGCAGGCGCTCCAGCAGGCGCAGCAGGCGGCGCAGGGTAAGGCCGGCGAGCTCCAGAGCAAGCAGCAGATTGCGCTCTTGCAGGAGCAGGGCGACAGCCAGCGGGCGCACGAAGCGAACGAGACGAAGCTGGCCGTTGCCGCGCTCAGTGCGAAGTACGAGACGCTCCAGAACGCGATGCGGTTGTTTGCCGAGGAACGGGCGCGCGTCGGGACGCAGCAGCACGAGCTCGCGGCGGATGCCGTCGCGGCGGCGCATGAAGTGCGGATGGCGGCGCAGGGGCACGCGCACGAAGCGGCGCTGGGGGCCGCGGAGGCGCGGCACGCGGTGCGGCAGGCTGGACGGGAAGCCGCACAGGCCGAGGCGAGCCAGCCGCTACAGGCCCCGCTGGTGCCGAACGGGGGGGCGCCGGAGGCGTTCACGCCGTGAGCGAGATCCTGAGGGATCCGCAGACCGGGATTGCCATCCGGTTCGTGCGGGAGTTTGACGTGCGACCGTGGACGGGCGCTGATGACGAGGCGCTGGCGCGCGTGCTGTGGACTATGAAGGGAGCGGAGATGCCACACGACCGGATTCTGCAGTTCTTCGTCTACGATCACCTGCCGCCGAAGCTCCAGGAGGCGAGCAAGCCGTTTTGCGAGCTGGCCGAGCACTTAGTCGCAACCTACCCGATGAATCCCGAGCGCACGGTGGCGCTGCGCAAACTCCTCGAGGCGAAGGACGCGGCCGTGCGGATGGTGCTCGACACCGCCGACGCCTAGCGCCCGCACCCCGCCTGCCGAAATAATGGTTGCGCCCCGCCGGGGCGTCTTCGCAGACTGGCAAGCACCTGATGCCAGACGACGTCCCCGGCGTTGCATCCGCGCAGCCGCCGGCCTCGACCGATGCCCCGTCCGCCCCGGCGACTGTCAGCGCAGAGCGCGCGGCGGCCGACGTCGGCGATTTCGGCGCGTTCGATCGAGCGCACGTCGCCAAACGGCAAGGTCAGTCGGTCCCCGAAGTCACGCGGCTCGCTGCACCCGCGCAGCCGGCGGCGAGCCCCGACGGTGAGACCAGCGAGCGCGCGGTCTCGAAGCGCCAGCAGGCGATCAACGACTACGAACGGCGCATTGCGCAGCAGGAGCAACGCCTGCGCGAGCTCGAAAGCCGCACCGCGCGGCCGGACGCGAGTCAGCCGCCGAACGGTCAGTCACCGCCGAACGGCCAGCCGTCCAACGGCCAGCCCGCGCCGGAAACCCAGAAACAGCGCGCCGCGCGCTACCTGGCCCGGCCGGATGCGCCGAAGATCGACGACTTCGACACCTATCCCGAATACAACGCCGCGCAAACGTTGTTCCTGCAGGACCAACTGCAGGCGGAACAGGCCGCCGTCCAGGGCCAGCGCGCGGCGGAGCAGCAGCGGCACGAAGCGCTCGTCGCCCGCGATCAGGCGTTTCGCGAACGGCTGACCACGGCGCAGACCGAGGATCCCGCGTTCGTCACCGGGCTCTCGGACGAGGCCAAGAACCTGGGCGGCCTCGACTACGCGCGGCGATCCGGGCAGACGCCGGGGCCCGTACACATCATCGGCGAACTCGTGTACGACAGCCCGCACGCCGTCGCCTTTCTCAAGTACATCTCGGCTGACCCGACTGCGCTCGCGCAGCTCGTCACACCGCCCGCGTCCCTGCAGCGGCTGCCGCCGCAGGTCCGCGTCCGCGCCCATGTCGATCACCTGGTGACCGAGTTCCGCCGCCTCGAGGGCCGCCTGGCCTATGAGGCGAGCCTGGCTGCGCCGGACAGCGCCGCCCGCGAGCCCTCGGCACCGCTCCGTAGTGTGTCTTCCGCGCCCCCGCCCCCGCCCACGCTGACGAAGGCCGGCCGCTCGGCTGACCCGGTGCGCTCGGCGCTCGATCGCGGCGATTTCGCCGCCTACGACGCCGCCGAGATGGCCCGGAAGATTCGGCAACGCACGGCCGGGCGCGGCGGCGCGAGATAGGAATCCGCCATGCCCACGAACACGTACAACACGACCAGCTGGGTCGCCATGAAAGGCCTCTCGCTGCTTAAAAACTCGCTGGCGATTGCCCCCTATTT